ACACCACGTTGTTTAAATCCTGCGGGTAAATTTGATAAAGTCCCTGCGTCTAATAATTGACGGAGAGCAGACGTTGCCGTTCTGCTCAAACCGCCAATCATATGAATGAGTCCAAAGCCATAAAATCCTAGTCCTGGCAGAAATTTGAAGTGGACAAAATATTGGATCTTATTTCTTAGTGGATCATTGGGCGCATAGTTTCGTCTAATTGACAAAACTTTTTGACTGCCTTCTTCGACTGTAACGACGTAAGGCAATTTTATTCCTGTTGGTTGACCGTCTTGACCAACATCTTCGAAACCTTCTAAATCCATATTTGTATGACACTCTAATAGTGTGTACATACTTTCTGTTCTTGTGGATGTAGTGGTTCCTTCTAATTCTCTTTTCTTATCTACTACTTTGTCTGCATCTACAGCAACCGGTTTAACGAGTTCAATATCAGAATAGAAACCAGCCACTTGCTGTTTTCTTAAATCATTTTCTGATATTTTTATAACATGGACCACCGATTCCGCATCGTCTAATGAGGTAGCCGTATACGGAACTACGAGGTCGTCTGCTGGAACGAACTTTGAAACCGCTCGTCCTAATAAATCATCATAATAAACTTTTTTAAAAGTAGAACCGCTAAGTGGTAGATGAAATAACATTTGATCAAACTCAGGTTCGTATTCCTTCATCTGATCCATGAGTTGATAATTCATAAAATCTTTAACTCTTTGTGATTGAGCTTCTTTGGCAGGATTAGACACTCCTAGAACTTGAGTTCTAACGGGTCCATCTGCTGGTAATAATTCTTTATAAGCAAGTGCTTGAAACTGTGTAACAGCTTCTGCTAAAACGGGGTGTGTGGCTCCACTTGCTCCTTGAAAAGGTTCTGATCTCTTATCGTATTTAAATCCTAAAAGATCCAATCCTTGAATATAAGATTGTTCCCAATCCTTTCGAGACATTTTATAATCTGTATAATTTGCCCGAAGTTGAAGACCAACTGGATTTAAAACTTCTTCTGGTAAAATATCGGCTAGATTATCAAAGTGCGTGTTGGACTGAGCCTGATTCACGGCACTCGGATCAAAATTAACTGTAGCACCACCTTCTTCGTCAGGTGTAACTTCTACAGGTTGTTGTGGTTGTTGCTCCGTAATATCGACATCGGTCGGTGCTTCCGCAGGCGGAATTTTAATCTCGTGTCTAATGTTCGGGAGCGATTTATCTATGTCTGCCATTTATACTCCTAGGATTTTTTACCATTAATCATTATTGAACGCAACCCTTGTCTTTCAGGTGGAATTGCATCTGGTTTACGTATTCCTACCATACCACCGCCCATAAAACCTCTATACGCAAAAGCTTCTTCATCAAATTCGCTAAGAGCTTTTCTTTTTAATTTTCTTTCCGCTTTTTCTTTTTCGAAGTCTAGTAGAGTTTTAGCATCTGCTGCTTCTTGTTGTGCAAATAAGTCATACTCAAATTCCCCTTCTTTTATAAAAGGTTTCATTTTTTCTTCCAATACAGTTGTTTGTTGTTTAATAGCTCCCGGTTTAAGACTCATTTTTCCAATTGATTTTGCCTCTTCTCTTTTTAACATATCCTGTAAACTTGTAAATCCACCAATAATTTCTTTAGGTCTTCCGTATAATGGATCTTTTTCTTTTAATTGTTCTTCCTGACTTTTACCCGCTAGACCATAAGTAAAGTTTGAAAGTATTTCTTGCTTATTAGCTCCACCTGCATAATCTGTAAGTGCAAAGAGTCCACCAAATGCTAGTTCACCAACAATTCCTGCTTTACCAAGTACTCTTGCCATATTGCCAAACGTTCTTGCACCTTTAGCTCCTTTACCCATTTCTTTTAATGCTCTAATATTTGCTTGATCTCCTGGAGATAAATTAGTTGGATTTTTTAATTTTTCTAAACCTCTTGTTATACATGTAGTGCTACCACCGATATCAAAACTAATTCTACCCCCTTCAGCTGCGCCTTTACCTGGGCAACCTAGAGATTGTAAATATTTAGTAAGTTCATTAAAATCTTTTTTCTTAAAACCTTCTAATGTACTTTGTACTAACTTTTCAGCCTGTCTAAAACCACCTATTGCACTTTTTGGGCCACCTCCATATGTCTTGCCATTAATGGTAATAGATGCCCCTGCATCTTTTAAAAATTGAATATTTTTAGGCGTAATATGTTTTGGATTTTGTCTCATCTTCATTTCAACCCCCATTATATTTTGATTGACTGCTCTATTTAGTATTTGAAAATCGCGGGTAGGGGTTGTTTTAGCTCCCCCTTTATGATGTAATACTAAAGCTCTTTTAGTTGGTTCCACACCTTTTTCATTCACCATGTAGTGTAATAAAGTATTCAAAGTTACTCGATTATCTTCTATTCCCCCTTTAATTAATAAATCAGTAATAACTTTGTTGGGAGGTAGTTTAGCTCTATTTGCTATATCAATAAATTTTTTTGTATTCTTAAAGTCAGGGTGGTTTGACATTGGAGTGCCATTAAACTTCTTTGTATATTTTTTAAGGCCAAAATAAGTCTTACCTTTGCCAAATTGATTATCTGTAAAACCTACTATTCTTTTCTTACCATTAACCATATCATAAATAGGTTTGTAACTTTCATGTCCATCGTCCCACGCCCGATACATTTGACTTAACAACCAGCCGTCAGGAGAAGCAAAATCAGCAGCAACTTTAAAATTTCTAGGCTCTTTAGTAAAGTATTTAATTCTTTCATAAAGTGGTTGATTTTCTCCTGTAGCCACTTTAGCTATTCCATATCTAGTCCCACCTCGAGTAATATCAAAATTCCATTCCTGTCCTGGAGGTAATTCAAAAGTAGATACTATTTCTCTCTGCATAGATACAGGCAATTTTTTTATATTCTGTTTAGGAAGAGTATGGCCCCTGCTTATAAAGTGTACTACCGCGGTAAACGCAGGATTTCTTTTTCCATTTTTTAAAAGAAATGGAACCCCGTGTTTTTGACCTGGTTTAAAATCAAACTCTACATCAGGGAAAGCATTTTTTATTTTTTCTTGATTTGTTGCGGAAGGGAGATCAAACATACTTTTCTTAGAAAACTTACCCTCTCTTCTAAACATTTTTGCTTTTATTCGAGCTCTCTGTGTCAAATTTAACGTCTTGTACTCTTTCCCCTTCCCAAAAAAATCTTCAGCATATTGATTAGCTATCGTTAATTTTTGACCAGAAAGATGTCGTGTCTCTACTGGAATCTTGGCCAATTTTTCTTCTGTCTTTTTTGCAAAAGCTTTTGCTTCTTCAAATTCATCTGCAGTGAAATATTTCAGAACTTCTATCTTTCCTCTTTGTCCTTTAACTAAAAAACCTTTTCCGTATCCGCCTGATCCTCTATTTCTATATAAATGGGGTATTCCTGTGTTTCCTTTTCCTAAATTCCAACTTGATTTTTTATCCGCATACCCAGGCCGTGATCCGTCAACCGTGTTTCGTACTAACTGACCAATCCGTCCACCGTCAGCCGCGAATTCTGGTTCTTTAGCAGGTGGAGAAAGGTTTTTTATTCTTTGATCAAATTCAGTAGTGTCTCCTCCATACTTTTTCAATTCATTATATTGTTTAAATAGATACTCTGCATCTTTTGGATTAAGAGGACCTCCTCTTTTTCTTATTTCTTCCATAGCGCCTAAACGAGCGTCAATAACTTGTCTGTAATGATTGATCCAAAAGTCATCATCAATCTTTGGTTTCATTTTAGTTAAATGTTCTGGCATGGATCCTCCATCACGGGCCGTGATTCGTGGACCTTCGTTTTCACGTTTTATTCGTTCTATGTATCTTAGTATGCTCATTCGCCCAACATTCCTGCAAGACCGCCTGTTGCATGCTTAGTTGAATGTTTAGCTAAAATTTCTTGTAACTTCATTTCAAAATCTTTTGCGGCTTTTCCCTCGTCTCCCATAATTTCTTTTCTTCTTTTTGCTAAATCAGGGAATTTAAAACCTTTTACTTTTTTGTTTTCTTCTAACATTTCTTGTATTAGTCTTTTATTTCTCATGTCACTCGTATTAAGAATTAACGTTTGTAAAAATTTTCTTCGATCCACAAACTCTTTAAGTGTTTCAGGTTTAGTTTTAAATAATTTAAGCAATTTCATGATACCACCCCCGGATCGTGGAACACGGCCCCCGGATGCGAAATCATCAGGAATAGGTTCATCCATAAGATGTTCAGGAGCCATATGTCCCTGTTTATTTTCTATGTATTCTACTTGCTCCATTGTATCGTCGTTAATTTTATTAACATATTTCTTTTTCTTTTCACTTTCTAAAAGTTTTTTAATAGTTGGTTTTTTATTTGTTGCATAAGATTCTAATTTAGTTGTATCCGTCAATAAATCATCAACTTTAGATACAATATTTTCTCCATCAAATTCTATATCACCATCCCAGTTAACAACACGTGGTTCTGATTCTACAGCAGAGAATTCTGGTTTTGTCTTAGTTCCTTTTTTAGAACCTTGTTCAATAACTTCACCTGCTTTATAATCTAATTGAATTGGTCCGTAACCCAGATTGTCGGCTGCATCGTATTCTATTCTAACATTTCCAGTATCTAAATCTTGAATCACGTCAACAGTTGTATCTTTGTCAATTTCAGCTCTATGAACAATTTCTCTTTCCTTCGTTGCAAATTTCTTAGTAACATCATCACCTTCTTTAATAACTTTATTTACCAGAGGCTTGAACCACGCTGGCATGCCAGCTGCATTTCCAATTGGAACTTGAGTTAGAACCTTGCTTGATTTAGCAAGAGGTTTTGCCCATTTAAAATATTTACCGATAAAAGGAAGAGTTGCAAGACCAGCTGCTACTTTTAAAAAGCCTCTACGTTTAGGATCAAATTTAGTTCCGTCTTTAAAAGGCACCCTGACATTCTGATCGTCTTCTCCGAGCAAATAGTTTAAACCGGAACTGGCTTTACCGCCGCCTGCTAAACCATAAGGTTTACTCTTAACTATTTTCTCTTCTTTTAAAATATCTTTATATGCCTTTAGATTAGAAGCCCATTTATCTTTTAATATTTTATCAAAATAAGGTTCATAATCCGAACCTGCAAGTTCGCCTTTTTTCGCCGCATCAGGATAAAAATGTTGATCTAAGAATCGAGTATATAATTCTTCTCCAGATACATCTTTCTGAGTGTCTCTGTATTGAGAATGTTTATCCTTAATATCTTTATCTAAATAATGCGGTAATCCTTTCTCTTCATATTCTTGAACCCATTTAGGAACAGCACTAGATTTTCCAAACCATGGCTCTTTCATTTTACTATGCCTCATCTCATGCATAACCGTTTTAACTTTATCCATGTCCGAAGGAGTTTTAAGACTTAATAAACCGTCTCCAATCGATTCCTTTTCTCCAAAAGGAAGATAGTTAAGATATTGACCCCATGGACTTGCTTTGCCCCAAGGAATATCGTCCTCACTATACTTACCATGTTTTGCTATTTTTTTAAATCGAGTTTCCTCAGGCTCACTCCATTTAACCGTTTCTAAAAATGTTTGTAGATCAAAATTAGGATCTTTTTTCATTAAAGCTAAAGCTTCTTCTGGAATATCTTCCAAAGACTCATAAACTTTACGATAACCTCGGGGTTCCATTATCCGTAGAAAAGGTATTCTAAACTCTTTCTTTTTCGACTTTCTCGTTCCTCTTTTAAATCCCGTTCTCTCACCCAGCATGCCTGCAATACCGCCGTATGCTTTTGGTTCTACTGGTTTTATATTTTGATCTACACTTTTTAAAATTTTAGCTGCATCTTGTTCATCTAAATTATGATACATTCCTTTTCTATTGATAATGTC